AGTAATTAACTGATGCCGGAATGATGAACGCCATCCACAGCTCACTTCTCTTCCAACTCCAACCCAATCTCCGACTTTCAATGTGTCTTTGTCTATCTCTTTTAATTCAATGTTCATTATTCATCTCTCCAATCAAATGCTTTTCCGCATACCGGGCAATAATAGCTGTTAAGATACCCCAGTTGCCCCGGCAATGTTGGGTATTCGCTTTTCTGGTACTTTGGTTTTCTTGCTTTCCTTGCTGCCACGCTTTATCCCTCCGTTGCTGCCTTTATCAATCTTTGCTGTATTGTTTCAAAATCCCACCATATCGAAAGGCTTATCTCTCAGTGTATTCTTCCCTTTCATGTGATTTCTCCTTTTCTTCAACCACTCCATCGTGCATTGGAGGCAATGGCTTGGAGGTGTAAAATCCGGACCCGCTCCATCCCGTACACAGGGCATGATCTCTTCCGGTTCACCCGCTGTGTCATATGGACACATCAGAACCCACGCCAGTTCCTCATCTGTCATTGACCGGATGCGATCACCATTCGTACGCTTCTTCTCATCTACCTTGTACCGGAGTAGTCCTCCGACCAATACGCCTGTACCGACTGCCACGATTGCTGATAGAATCATGATTATTATATTTGCTATCATTTTTCTACTCCACCGCCTTTCACGATCTCGATCGCTTCTTCATAACTATACGCTTTTGCATACATCTCTCTGGACGCAGTTTCCATTCCTGCTTCTTCCAACCTTCTTCCTTTTTCTCTACAATCTTCTGCACGACCATCCAAACACATTAAGATATTGTCCACATCATACGCTGTAGGCTGGTCATTCAGCATGTCCCTTACATCTGGAACGCAACTGCAATACTCCGCTCCCAAACAATTGGCAATATCCGAATCTACAATCCAATCTGCATCAATTAGTCTCATTATCTTCCACTCCTTAACATACAAAAAAGTAATTCTGTCATAGACCTGTTCCTTGGTCCAATTCTGCAAGGTTTTACCACTTTCAGCTCCCAACTTTTCGCATTTACATCTATTGCCGTTGGATTCTGAAATTCATCCTCCAACTCTTTCATGCATGGAACTGCTACCATAATTCCCCAATATTTAGAGGATTCCGGGTTGCATTGGTGTAAGTGTTCATCAAACTTACCGTTTTGTAAATCTGGTAGCAAGTCTTTGTAGCACTTCATCGTAGTTACTATATAGTTCTTTTCTCCATAGAAATTCAGTCCATTCCCGCTATAAACATCTTCCTTGCAGCTTTTAATTTCGTAACAAGTAAATATTCCTTTTTCCACCCCGGATATAGACATTTGATCTCCGGGTGAAAACTGCATATAATCCACGCGTTTCGCCTTGGGTGTCCACGGGTCAATACTCACTTCTTTTGCATAATGTTTTCCAAAAACGTTTAGTTTGGTGCGTTCAAGGGTATGCGACAGGAAAAGTGTAATTTCTTTTCTATTCATCTTCATTCTCCTCCACATAATCCGGGCATTCTTCCATGTATTCATATTGGTCTAAATCACCACACAGAATATTGCATTCTTCGTGCTTCTCGCATTCCATACAGCATTTCCGGATGCCTATGTCTACGATACATATCCGTTTACATCCCATTTACTCTTCCTCATAATTCATTACAATTGTAATTACTTTTACAAGCACTTTCTGAATCTGGTCATAAATGTGGTGGTCATCACTGCCGAAGTGAGAATACATACTTGCATCTTCTCTTCCTCTGTTATAGCAATCTTCCATAAACTCAAAGCAATAGACATCATCTTCATTAATGAGTTCTCCGTATTCCCTCCACTGACAAAGAATACGTCCTTCAACCATTTCATTTACGACATCATCAGTATCTTTGCAATTATTCAGATACCGTACACAACAATCAATATATCCAAGCTTATCGCAGTATCTATATTCTTTTGCTGTTTCATCGGTGTATCCTTCGAAAGATTCTTTTATCTGCTCTTCAAAATCTTCCGGCAGATTAAAAATATCCACTTCAATTCCTCTTGGTAGTTTAACTACATACTTTCTCATAATTCGTTACTTTCTCACCTATTTCATAAACAATATCCACCGTGTCTTACCTCTCTGATCTCCAAGAAGCGGTTTCTTTCCGAATTCTTTCAATACATCATTTAATTTTATTTGATCTTCATTCCATTTAAATACCAGAATTCCGTCCGGCTCTAACACTCTCATACATTCATCGAATCCAGCCTTCAAGTATGTTTTCCAATCATTCGGAAGAATCCCATACTTCTTGGCCAACCATGAACCAGTTCCGGCACTCTTGAGATGTGGTGGATCAAAAACAACAACTTTGAATGTATTATCTTCATATGGCATATCCCGGAAGTCCATCTTTACATCTGGTTTAACTAGAAGTTCTCGCCCATCACACAATGTTGTCTCAAGTTCTCTATTGTCTGCGAATAGGACATCTTGATTCGTTCTGTCAAACCAGAACATCCGACTTCCACAGCAAGCATCCAGTATTTTCTTCAATTTTTCACCTCTTCTCTTTAAAAATGCGTAAAAAAATACCAACCACCGAATATTGATGGTTGGTAAAATTATTTTTTTACATCCAATTCGCTTTCCAGCCGTGTAATCCTGCCATTTTTCCAAATTCTTCTTTTCTTTCATTTGGAATCGTAACAGCATATCTTCCTACATACACATAACATTCATTTTCATAATAGTTAATAGTAACATTCCTTACTTCATACTCCCCCGGATCTTTCCAGATGGGATCTTCTATCATATCTCCTACTCGTGGAATAACTGTTGAATCGTATCCTTTTTCCCAACTACTAGGAAAATTTTCTCCGTCAATGCAAACTGTTTGGCTAATAATTACTTTCATATGGCATTTCCTCCCGTACATTTATACAGAAATTATACCACTCCAACCATCAATATTCAATTGTCAAGGTACTGTTATCTACATTTCTATGAAATCTGATAATTCTATCTGCCCTGCTATATTTTCATCTTCCATCCACCACAAAAATACTTCGTTCCCATTATTCCACTGGCAAGTTAATCCTCTGCGTTTTCGTTCCTCTATCATCCTGTCAAAAGCATGAATATATAGCTTTTTGTATTTTGGGTAATCAGCAAATTCCCTGTATCTTTTCTTCCCTGCCACAGGACAACCTATGCAGCCAACTCGATTATATCCACATTGATATAATTCACAAACGTCCAAATGTTCCGAATGAATAAACTTCCATATGTCGGAATCTTTCCAGTCAATGATCGGATTTACAACCATCTTGTTTTTTTGCATACACAACTCAGAAATTCTACGTTTTGAATCATTATCATTCATAAGCATTACTGTTGTGAATTTTTCACTATCAGCTCTGGTTTTACCAATTTTCTCAAACTCTTCTCTGCTCTTTCTTTTTATGCTTTCATCCCACCTGACGCCAGTTGCGATAAATCTATTCTGACACCCCGCTTCTTTCAGCACAGAACAACAATATCTCGCTCGCCTCGTCGGTGGCATGAGCTTTATTGGAATTAGCTTCCACATACTTGTCCGTTCGCCTTTATATGTAGGCATTTCAATCTCACACTTAATGCCGTCCATCTCCAATTCACGGAATGTATCTTTTATATGCCGTACTGTTTGTGGGGCATCTGCTGTCGTGTGAGAATTATGAACTTCAAACGGTATATCTGCCCTTTTAAACAGTTCAAGCATAACGTCTGAATCTTTACCACCAGAGTATGTGCACACCAACGGCTTTCCGTAATGGTGTAAACTCATTTCAGACGCAGCCTGCAACCTTTGAATCGCTTTTTGTTCTAAATCCATGTTGCCTCCTAAAACTTAGTTACTGTTCAGTAACTGGCTCTCCAGCTCATCCATGTCATATCTCCGCCGTTCAAAGTTATTATTGTTCCTTACCGCCTTTTGTGAGGATCGGCTTTCCTCGTACTGCCCTTCAAGCACTTTTGGGAAGTTGTTTGGCTTCACGAACCAGTCAAAGGTGATCTGCCATCTTCCGTCCGTCTTGCCTTGTAAAAACTCGCTGTGCTTTACGTTCTCGATCGCTCGAAGCACTTCTGCTTCTCCGTATTCCCTGATCCGGGCAGTCAGGTTTTGCAATCTCTGTGATCCCCTGTTTAGTTTGCATACAGGCTTGATCCCGTATCGTTCAAGCTCATTCCAGACTTCCATGATCTGCCGGATATCGCCGGGGCGATGGATAGATACGTTAGTATCTTTATATTCTTTCTTTCTTTCCTTCTTCCTTTCTTCTATTGTTGTCGCTTGACTGTCGCTTGCTTGTCGGTTGCCTGTCACCTGCTTGTCAGCTTGCGTGTCACCTTGCTGATATGCACAGTAGTTATTTACCGTAAATACGCTATATTTACCATGTCGGTTGATTGTCACCTCGCCCGTCTTTTCAAGGTGATTTATCGCTGTCCGAACCTCTCTGACTGAAAGGTTTGTTTCGTCAGATAACTTAGACAATGAAGACACAAAAGACCCTCTTTTTATCTCTTCTCCTCTGAAATTTCCGTCTTTCCAGTTAGCCTTCAGGAGCATATGAACGAATAATCTACAGGTGTTGATATCGCCATACCAATCCCAGTCAAGCAACGATCTGTTGATTTTTATGTAATCACCTTTCATACATCTTCATCCATTCTTTCAGCGGCATTGTAACCAGCCACTCTCTTCTATTCTTCCGGTGCATCACAACAGGTATTTCGGCCTCTCTCGCATCGTTCCTAGACTGTTCTACAGCCGCATAGAGGTTCAATTTCTCAACCCTCTTGCACTCGATATGGACACCAGGAAGGCCCACCACATCAGCATCGCCATTGGATCCACAGAACTGCTGTCCTCTGCGGCAGCCATAGCCGTATTCCTTAAGCAGATTCGCAAGTTCTCTCTCCCCTTCTTTCCCCTTCCTGTTCGAGTTCATTTGTATCCACCTCCACATTACAATTCCTAGCCATTTTCCTGGCTGCTTTCAACGCCCAGCCTATGCTTTTTAATCTGCTCTCTTCCTGCTGGATATACTGCACAAGCATGATCCTTTCTTCAGGGAGATTCATGTCCGGGATAAAATATCCCTCGCCATCCTGAAGATTAAGAATCGCTATCTTCCGTCTTGCGTAATGGATCATATCTCTTATTGCCCTGTCTTTGATCCCGGTCTGATCCATCAATTCTCTTCTTGTTACGGCATTATCATGTCCTGTCGGAATATAATCCAAAATATCAAATTTAATCAATCCGCAAAATTTACCCATCTGTAAATCCTTCTCCTTTCCCTCCCTGGATAAACCAGGGAGATCATCAATCATGGCTTACAAAGGGTACTGTGACATACTGCCGTAAACCATAGGAGTTTTATATCAAGCCAAACGGCTTAATACCTACAACCACGATTTCCCGAATATGGAACGGAACTCTTCCCTGCTGCCGATGTTCTCCTCAAAATATCTCTGAGCCATCTGTTTTAATTCCAAGTCCAACCCGTGGTTCGGGTTCTCGTGTACGCTCCCCCTACCAAATTCATGGAGATACGGGGCAAGGGGAATTACAAACCCGTATCTCTCTGAAAGTTTTCTTCGTGATCCGTAGAAAATATGGTGAATATGTGGATAAGGTACTCCGGTGAAATAGCAATGGTTCATATCTTCCGTAAATACACTTTTCAGTTTTTTAGCCAATATCCACACCATATCTTTCTTTTAGAATTCTTTTTTCATCTGGCGATGCAATCTCTGCATCCGGGATTCCCGCCTCTTTGCAGCTCGTCACAAGTCCATCAATCAGTCTTGCCATTTCTGCCGTGTCATAGGTGTGAGAACCTCTCAGGAGCTTATATGTACGGTACATTACACCATCCACACCCTCCCTGACTTGTGAAGTTGGCTGCAGGTGATAGTCTGTCGCATTCAACACTTTTCTCTCTGCTTCTTCCGTGTCAGGGATCGTCATATAGATTGCCTTGCCCTCAATGATCTCCGGCTGACCGTAATGGAGCAGCATCCGGTTATGCATCTCAGGATTCGATGTCTGCATGACATTTGCAAGTTTTGTCAGGAGTACCCAGTAATATGCATTTGCATCCAGACTTCTCTTTCTCCTGTATCGCTTGATTTCAAGGCTTAACTTTTCACAGTCTTTCAATTCCTCATACGCCTGTGAAAAGTCCTGTTGTGGCTCGAATAGAATGGTCAGGCGGTGAGTTGCAAAGTCAATAATCGGTTCTTTCAGCTTTCCAGTAAAACGCATTACTCATCACCATACCTTTGCTTTAATGCATTGAGCATCTTCGCTGCTTCTCCCTCTGTAAGTTCATCCCATTTCTTACCATTGCCAGCCACCCATGCATCACCATCAATCCCGTGACTGATGCATAACTGCTGAATTGTTTTAATTTTTGCAGGTGACGCACGTTTCTGTAATGTATCGGGAATATATGGTTCGTTAGATATCTCTTCCTTTAGCCAAAGATCAAATCCGAGTCCCGTATGGATAGCCACGCATTTAACAAATGCCCTGCACATACTATTCCACACTCTCTGCTGGCTCATGGAGTTGTCCTTCACTGGGTTAGCTCCGTTCAGAACAGGTGTCTGCATATAATACACATTGTCGTCAATCACAACCTTGATCTGTGTCTCGTAGCATCTGTTGGTATTTCCATTCTTATCCTTAAATTCAACATCTGTCCGCCTGAGACTGCTGCCTGTCATCGGATCCGGCACAGGTTCCCAATATACCTTACTCGCCCCATTCTTTCTCAAGAGATCAATACAGGTTGCCCAATTCAGATAGTCAAGTCCATCTCTTTTTTTACAAAACGGTCTGACATCTATTTTTCGCAATTCATCGTAATCTGCAAGTGGCATTAATATCCTTCTCCTTCCTCCTCAATCCAGTTACCTGAAAAGAACCATTCAACCAGCTCTTTTCTAAACTCCTGCCGGTCTTCTTCTGTTCCCTTCAGGCATCTTTCTAAAGCGTAATCATACGCTTTATCTTCTGTTACAATTGTATCTTCTTCCGATCCGATTCCTCTGTATATTTTCATTCGTACACCCCGATTATCGCTCTTATGATTTCTCTATTTGAGGATGGTGCTGCCCCTTTCTCGTCTTCATGCTTCAAAAATGCAACCAATGCATCAAACTTCCCTTCTATCAGGCACAAACTCCTGTATCTATCTTCATCAACGAAAATTTCTCTCTTTTCTGCCATTGCATTTCCTTCCTTTCTTCTTTATAATGTAGTTGACTAATTTTCTAAGTGCCTGAGAGGTTGCTGCCTCGTTACGGCACTTTTCTTATGCATTAATGGTCTGCCCGAAAGCAATACAGCAGATCATCAGGGCAACCGAAAACCCGATCACGAACCAAAAAATCCGCTCTGTAACCCGGTCATTCACCTCAATTACTTCCTCTTCCTTCTTCTCCGGCTTTCTCTTCCTGATCTGAATTACCTTTAACTGCTCCACGTCTCTCACCTCCTTTAAATGATGTGCAGATACCTCTGTGCCGTTCCATGCAGTATCTGATTTTTCTGCAGTCTTTGCAGGTCATATGACTTCCCTCCCTATTCGTTCTTTTTCCTCTTCTGGGATCTTAAGGACTTTCAGGATCTCTCTCAGCTCACCCAGTCTGATGTCTTCCGGCACGCTGAACCTTTGGTACAGTGTGCTTTTCGGGATTCCTGTCAGCTTGGAAAGCTTCTCCACGCTGACCCCCTCCATCACCTTTCCTGACTGGATGATGGCGATCAGCGTCCTGTTCTGTCGCTCCCGGTCTGAGAGCTTTAATTTAGGCATTCTATCACCTCGCTTCTCTTGCTTTCAGCACTTCTGCACTCCCCTTTACTAAATACACGAAAAAGCTCACTTCCATAACTTCTTCTCTCAATGAAGAACTCGCATCAACCAAGCCAGTCATACAACGCGAACCCAGTGAAAGCTAATGCTACGAACAGAACCCACACAGGATATATCTTGTTGTCGGGTTCTATTTTTTTCATGACCCGTACACAAAGCCCACCAAGTACCCATACTCCCAGTGTAATTAAAAGTTTGTAGTACATCTTCCTCACCTCGCTTCCCGTCCTTCCTTATCCATCGCTTCTCTTACTTTCAGCACCTCTGCACTTCCTTTGATTACCAAAAGACTCTGCCTGTCGAGATGCTTTAAATTTTCCACTGTTTCTTTTATGAGCTTTTTCTGTTCTTCACTCATTCTCTTCACCTTCTTTCACTTGTAATAATGTTGTTTTTCTCCTATACTTTCTTTACAGGCACCGCCATGCCAAATATAAAAGAAAGGTGGATATTGCTATTAAACTCAACATAAAAATTAATTCTCCAAACGTTTCTGCTATTAAGCAAAAAATTATCTCTGAAACAGCCGAAAAAATACACAACCAAGAGGGTAACACTATGCAATTAACAAACGATACAGATAAAATGTTGTGCCTCATCTACGATGAATTTTTGAATCGAAAAAAGGGCGGTATCCCTAAAAGAGAAGCTATATGCTTTTCTCGTCCCTCCGTTCTTCAAACTGAATTTCTTCAAGGAATTCATGAAGATGACATTTACGATTCACTTATTGAATTGGCAAATAGCGGCTTAATAAAACTTTACTATGATTGCGGATTTTTGCTGAATGATTCCGCTATCATTTATATGGAGAATCGTTTCAGTAATAAAATGGATTCCTTTTTTGACACAGTCGCTAAAATCAAATCTCTACTTCCTTGATCTTCTTGTGGCTGCTTCTTGTGCGTAAAGTTCATCTCGTGTGATAAGAAGCAGCCATTTTCCATTATTAAATTCCAAATCAATACGGCTTACCATTGACACCTCTTCCCCGTTCAATAAATAAATTCCTTTTTCTACATCTATGTAGATTGATTTAAATGATTTTCTTTCCACCATCTTTTCCATCTTTCTTCACCTCGCTTTCTTGTTGGTATGTATCAATTATATGTTGGTTATTCACTTTTGTCAATATCATTTTTGTAATTTACCAACATTTTCGTATTGTAATTTTTTTAACACTGTGCTATGATAAGAACAGAGCGAAGGAGGTGTGAAATGAACGAACGTATAAAAGAGCTTAGAAAAGAGCTTAAATTAACGCAGCAGGAATTTGCAGATGAATTAAAGATTTCCCGGGGCAATATCGGAGCTTACGAAGTCGGGAAAAATGCCCCTAGTGATGCTGTAGTTTCATTAATATGTAAAACGTTCAATGTAAATGAAGAATGGCTCAGAGTTGGAGTGGGTGATATGTTCCTGGAACTTCCCGAAGAAGATGAAGAAGCCGCTTACGTGTCAGAGCTACTGGAAGATGTAGACAACGATCTTTTCATATTAATAAAAGAAGTCATGCATACATATCACGATCTTTCACCCAAATCAAAAGAAGTGATCCGTGATTTCAGTGCAAGGTTGCGTGAGAACATAAAAAAAGGAAGCTAGTGCTTCCCTTTTCCTAAATGCCGTATCAAGATGGTGTAGAGTTGACGAAGAAACCTTTCGTCTGAATCGTCAATCCTCTTCACCAGCTCGATAATAAATTGTTTGGATACTTTTTTCATTATGTATGACCTCCGTTCTCATGTAGAACGCTTGTTCGAAATTCCTTAATCAGATAATACTACATTTTCTGTGGTAAATCAATAGAAAAATCGAACACACGTTCCGTTTGTTTGTATCTACATTAATAGAACAATCGGGAACGGAAATACATACGGCATTTTAATCAATCGTCCCAATACTGGGACACTTATTTAAATTCGGACTCAAAAAGGTCAGTCATTCTGCATTTGAGACCGATTGCCAATTTTTCCAATGTATCAAGCCGGGGCGAAATCTCATTGTTTGCTATTCGCTGAATAGTTGATTTAGAAACCCCCGTTCTGCTGGAAAGTTGGCGAAGTGATACGTTTTTGCTATACATTATTTGCTCTAATAAAATTTTCATGCTATTAGTTTGCTCTGTTATTGCAAAAATATATCTGTAAAATTATGGTATATTCGGCTTTGCCGTTTATATATGGAATCTTGTGGTGGGAACTAAAGAGGAACGGGACAAAAGAGGAGGAAAAGTTTTATGAAAAAGATTTTGACATTCCTTTTAATTGGAATGCTTATGCTGTCCTGCACAGCTCTAACGGGATGTGGCAAAAAAGAAAGTTCAAAGACAGAATATACTATGGATGAGTTCGCTGATATGTATAACGAAACTCAATCGCTTTTTAAAAAAGAAGCTGAAAAAGCATACCTTACTGATGAGGAGCGTTATTCAGAAAAAGGACAACAGCTTTATAAAAAATGTTCCGAAAAGACTGGCTTGCCTTTTAACAAAGAACTTACTCTTCGTGGTGTAAAATATCAGGGATACGACTGTGTAAATCTGAAATCCAATGATGAAAAGACTTCCGTTGAATGTTTCTTTGCCCAGTCTGTTGATAATTTTTGGATATTGATACCTGATGGAACTACGATTTCAATCAAGGGAACTTTTTCACCGGAATCAGCCCCTGGGGCTTATGGGACGCTGTGTGATGTAAGACTTGTGTCTCCTGATATTGACATCAAATATGAACCTACGGACATTAAAGACGCATTAAAAGTAATCACTAATGAGCAAGGTTATGAGAGCGACATTATTATTGAAGGCGAAATTTCTGAAATCATGACCCGTGATGAAGTGGAAGAAATAGTGGGCGGGTATGTTGATATCTCTTCTGCATTGCATGACGATGCTGCACTGATAAAGGGCGAGGATGGGAGTATTATTATCTTTTATGACAAAACCTTTACTGGTGAACTGACTGCCGGGGATAAAATAGCTGTTCAGGGAGCGTTGCAAAATGGATTCGGATATGAAAATCCTGCTACAAAAAAATATTCCTGCCTAATAGGTGTGATGCCTGATGTTGATAATTGCTACAACTTTACAGCACATCAAGACGATGAATAATTAAAAAACCGCCCCTTCGCCAAAAGGAGCGGTACTGGAAGAAACACACGCCAATGTGCTTCTTTTGGTAACTCCGAAGAGATACACTAATGCCAATGAATATTGTATCATCTTCGGACAGCCACTGCAAGCGGAACACATGTTCCTCGCTGGCTGTTATTTTTATACTAGGAGATGATAATATGGCTACAGCTAAAAAGTTACCTTCAGGATCTTGGAGGTGCTTAGTTTTTTCGCACTATGAAGACCTGTTCAACGAGGACGGAAGTCCTATGATTGACGAGAAGACGGGAAAACAGAAGCAGAAAAGAATCTATGAGTCGTTTACGAGTGACTTACAGGGGAGACGTGGAAAGCGGGATGCAGAAGCTCGGGCGGCTCAGTTCCTTGCAGAGAAAGACCGGAAGAAGCGCCCTGAGAACTGGACAGTGAAAGAAGCTTTTGAAAATTACATAAAGTTAAAGGATCATGTGCTGTCCGAGACTACTCTCCGTGGCTATGAGACGATCGCCCGGAATCAGATCGGACAGATATCAGATATCAGCCTCCGTAAGCTCTCGCAGGAAGACGTGCAGAGCTGGATTAACATTCTGTCGGTAAAGTTATCGCCTAAGACCGTAAAGAACGCCTACGGGCTGTTTACAGCGGTCGTGCGGATGTATCTGCCGGATATGCACTTCCATACCACTCTGCCGTCCGCAAAGACCTATGAGGGTTATGTTCCATCCGATCAGAACATCACGGATCTGATCTGCTATATCCGGGGAACCGAACTGGAAAAAGCAGTGCTTCTCGCAGCGTTTGGAAGTCTCAGGCGCGGAGAAGTCTTCGGGCTGACGAAAGAGGATATCAAGGGGAACTCCATACGGATCAGAGAGACGAAAGTCCGGGGACGTAGTGGGATCATCAAAAAAGGACCCAAGACACAGAGCAGTTACCGATACGTCATCATGCCGGAATTTGTGATCCGAAAATTTGACGATATCGAAAGCGGTCCGCTTGTCAGGATGCACCCGGAAGATCTCTCTAAAAACTTTAAAAAGGTGCTTCGCTCTGCTGGGATTCCTGAATTTCGATATCATGATCTCAGACATTATACTGCGTCCATCATGCACGCCCTGAACATTCCGGATCAGTACATCATGAAGCGTGGTGGATGGAAGTCTGACAGAGTCCTGAAAAGGGTATACCGTGGCACGATTGCGCCGGAAGAAGAGAGATTTACAGACCGAATCAATGAGCATTTTACGGAAATGATGCAACACGCCATGCAACACGATAAGCGAAAAGCCTTATAAATACAGCATTTTCCTGTAGGTTTTCTGGGTTCGATTCCCGCCAGGTCCACTCAGGCTGAACATGTCGAACTCTGTATGTGATATTATCGTATACAGGAATACGTTTTGTTTGGTGTATCGAAAAAAATAAAAGTAACGGCATTGTATGTTGCGAAAGTGATATACAGTGTCGTTATTTTTTATGATATAATTCGGATATGAATTGAACAAATCGGTGTTTATAGGAGTAGATGATATAAAGAACACTTATCTGCCAATGGGCTTTAGCAATTTTAAAATAGAGGGCAGAGGGCTTGGAAGTGTCATGATACTTGAATTTCTGCTTTACTATATGACGAAGCCACCGTATCAGATACATGTCAGAGAGCACATTTATCTCGATAATATGCTGGATTTATTCTGAAATGTAATCAGATATAACATTGAATTGATTTATTGTAGATCAACATATAAACCACAACAGGAAGGATGATTCTCAAAAATGAATATTAGAAGAGCACAGGAAAAAGACATACCAAGACTTATAGAATTGTTAGAGCAGGTGCTTCAGATCCATGCCGATATCAGACCGGATATTTTTATCCCAGGAACGACAAAATATACAAATGAAGAGCTTGCAGATATGATAAAGGACGATACAAAGCCGATATATGTTGCGGCAGGAGATGATGATATCTGCATGGGATACGCATTCTGTCAGATAAGACAGCAGCCGTTTTCCAACAACATGGTGCCGTTTACATCACTTTTCATAGATGATCTGTGTGTAGATGCAAAGACCAGAGGACAGCATATCGGAGAGCAGCTTTTTGAACATGTAAAGAGTGAGGCAAAGCGTCTCGGTTGCTACGAGGTCACCCTCAATGTATGGAGTGGAAACACATCTGCAGAGAAATTTTATGAGAAGATGGGGCTTAAGACAAAGGAACGCCAGATGGAATATATTTTATAGGAGAAAGGCGGAACAATGCCAGATATAATCATAGTAGAGGACAACAAAGAAATAGGTACACTGCTGTGCGATTTCTTGCGAAAAGAAAACTACAGAGTAAGCCTTGCTGATACAGGGGGAAAAGGCATTATCGATATTCCGGAGAATGATGAAGAGCACGAGTGGCTGGCAAAGCAGAATTTTAAGAACAGCGTCGATGATGCATATACAGGAGGATAA